CTATGTATAAGTTAAATACATTTGGAAGAACTGCGGGAAGTAAAAGCTGGCATGTCTACAAACCATCAAGAGTAAGAAATCTTGATATCGCTAACAAAGATGATGCATCTATGTATGAGATAGCAGCACAACTTCAGAAATCAGTTTCTAAAGGTGCAGCTAAACCAAAATACGATGCTGGTCAAAAGAAGCAAGACATAGTATAATAAAGTGTTATAACAACGGCGCTGAAGGGAGACTGGAGGCGCCGTATAATTATGAAAGATTTTAGAAAATATTTTAGTGGGCTTGAAAGAGACTTTGGTTTCTGTAATGTTAACAATGGTTATCATGATCCACAAACAAACAAATTAAAATTTGATCCAGGCGATTATGGCTGGTCTAAAAGAAGTATATCTGATCAAGATTATCAAGATCATTTAGATGGTAAACGTGCAATAGGTATACAAGCATGTGATGATAATGGTATGGCTAGCTTTGGTGCAATCGATATTGATCCATCAGATTATTCTAGCTTTGATATTCAACACTATTTAAAAGTAATTCAAGACAAAGACTTACCTGTTGTACCAATTAAATCAAAAAGTAATGGTCTTCATATTTATGTATTTACAGCAGAGAAAGTACCTGCAACTTTAATTAGAGAATTTTTACAAAACTTATTATTTTTATTTGGACTATCATCTAAGACAGAAATATTTCCTAAACAAACACAACTAGGTATGAATCAAGATAACGTTAGAACTTCTGGATCATTTATTAACTTACCTTATTTTAAGAAAACAGAACGTAAAGCATTATTACCTGATGGAAAAGAATTAGAGTTTGAAGATTTTTTAAATGTAGTCAAAGATAATTTACAAACAAAAGAATCATTAAAAGAAGTATCAAATAAAAAAGTAAAAGAAATATTAACAGGTGGTCCTGATGATCTATTGGATGGTCCTCCATGTTTACAAATGTTATGCAAACAGGTTCAGGAATCAGGGAACAAATTAAAAGATGAGAGAGATAGATTTTTATTTAACTACATGGTGTTTGTAAAAAAGAAACACAAAGATGATTGGAAGAAAAAATTATTACAAGCAGCAAGAGATTTTATAGAATACGATGACACGTGGGGAGACTCTAAAGTAAATGAAAAAATAAAAAGTTGGGACAAAGATACTGCTGGACATACTTGTCATGATCTACCTATCTCTTCTTATTGTGCAAAGGGAACATGCTTACGTAGAAAGTTTGGTATTGGTAGTCATAAGGAAAGTAGTTGGCCTCAAATATCAGGTTTAATTAAAATAGATTATAAACCTGATCCAGAATATTTTTTTAATGTAGAATTATCTGACAGTAAAGTAGTTCAAATACATGCAAAACATATAAAAAAGATAGCAGAAATGAAAGAGATGAGAGCGCTCATAGCAGACCAAACATCCATATTTCCTCCCATCATTAAGAATAATGAATACCAGCCCATCCTAGACGCTCTATGGGCCACTAAAGAGGATATTAAACCACCTGCAGGTACTAATCCTATTGAGATGTTAAAAAAATATCTAGAGGATTATGTCAATGGACCAGAGGCTACAACATATGCTTCTTTTAAAAGTGGTGCTGTATTAAAAGATGAAGAGTTTTATTATTTTGATTATGATAAATTCTACGAAGAGATCAAAAGAAATGAGTGGACAAAAGACAGACCAAGAACTGCAACTTTAATTAAGAGTCATTTCAAAGCTGAGTTTGGATTTCAAAAAAGATTTCCAAAGGGTGAAAGTGAAAAATCATTTCCACCAGTCAGGTGTATAAAAATGCCTGCTGATGATTTAATGAAAGAAGAAATACCAGAAGAAAAAATATTAATAGAAGATAAACAAAATATTGTTTAATGAAAAAACCTATTAAGATATATGGTCCACCGGGGACAGGTAAAACTTTTAGATTAATTAGAAGAGTCAATGCTTATGTCAGAACAGGTACACCTTATCACAAGATAGGTTACTTTGCTTTTACAAAGAAAGCAGCGAAAGAAGCTAGAAATAGAATTGGTGTAGATGAAAAGCAAGTTCCATATTTTCAAACACTTCATGCATTTTGTTTTCACTTATTAAATTTAAATGAAAGCGCTATCATTCAACCACATCACTATGAAGCTTTGGGTAAGAAGTTAAATGTAAGAGTTAACTTTAATGATAAATACAATGATGAACAAACACATTTTTTAACTTGTAACAATCCTTACTTTCAAATGATACAAAGATCTATTAATAAAGATATACCTTTACGAGAAGAATTTAATCTTAATGAGCATGATAGAAAAGATATAGATAGTTGGGACACGTTAAACCATATTTATATAAACCTACAAGAATATAAAAAGAAAATGCACCTATTAGATTTTAATGATCTAATTAAAAAAGTTATAGACTCTAAAAAATTTCCTAAGTTAAAAGCTGTTTTTATAGATGAAGCACAAGACTTATCTCCATTACAATGGCAACTTTATGATAAGTTAAGAGAAAACTGTGATGATATGTATTTAGCTGGTGATGACGACCAAGCTATATTCGCTTGGGCTGGAGCTGATGTTAACAGATTTATAAAAGAGCCTGCAAATGAACGTGTTTTAAGATATTCGAGAAGAGTATCAAAAGCAGTGCAAGAACAATCTCAAATAGCAGTGAGTCGTATATCAGGCATCAGGAAACACAAAGAATACTTGCCACGGGCGCAAGAGGGCTTTGCGTCTCACATCAATAATTTAGGACAAGTGGATCTTACAAAAGGTAAGTGGTTAATCTTAACAAGAACTAAAAGCAATTTGTTAGACATAATGAAAGAACTTAAAAGTAAAAATATTTATTATCAAAGTAACAAAGGTAAGAGTTTTAACGTAGGTATTTATAATGGAGCAATGGCTTACACTAAATGGATAAGAGAAGGTAAGCTTGAAGAAAAAGAAATTAATGATGTCAGAGAATATATTCCCAATGGTAATTGGAATCCTGAAAAAAATTGGTATGATA